GCTACCTGGACCAGCATCAGAATGATCCAGCTGAGACATTCATTGATGCTACTGGTAAACCAGCAGTAGAATACAGATTCGAATTCCAGCTTGACTACGGTCCAACGGAAGACAAATTCTATACTCTATGTGGATACCTTGACAAGGTGGTGACATTCAATGGTGACCGGTTTATAAAAGACTACAAGTCCACGACCAGCACTCCATCTGATTATTATTGGAGGCAGTTCGATCCGAACAATCAGATGACTTTGTATACTTTAGCCGGTCAAGTTGCGTTTCAGGTGCCAGTCAAGGGAGTGATCATCGACTCGGCTCAAATCATGATTGACTCGACAAGGTTCACCCGAGGCATAACCTATCGAACTCAAGAGCAATTGGACGAATGGTTAGTGGACCTAAAGTATTGGCTAGAGAAGGCTCAAGAGTATGCCCAGGATGGGTACTGGCCAATGAATGATACCGCTTGTGACAAGTATGGCGGTTGCAAGTTCAGGGAGATTTGTTCTAAGTCTCCTGACAGTAGAGAAATCTTTCTCAAGTCCAACTTCACCAAGGAGGAACCATGGAACCCACTGAAACCCCGTTGAGGCTAGTTCTAGTCCTAGGCAAGTTCCGAGTAACTGAGCGACAAAATAGGCTGATGAAGATAGCCCTTGGCGGATCAACAACTATGACTTGTACCCTACCCGAAGGCGCTGACGTGCGTGAGGGTGACATCTTAACATTCTATACGGAGGTACTATATGCCGCTCCTCAGCCAACATCAATCCAGTGAAAACGTCAAGATAATCTTGATGGGTGATCCTGGCACCGGCAAGACCGGGTCGCTAACTTCATTGGTAAAAGCGGGTTACTGGTTAGGCATCGAAGACTATGACAATGGCCTCGACTCGCTTAGAGCATTCATTGACCACGAGTGCCCGGAGAAGTTAGATCAAGTAGAGTACAGAACTCTCCGTGATAAGTATACATCAGGTCCGGATGGTCCGGTAGTCTTGGGTCAAGCCAGAGCCTATCAAGATGGGCTTGAAATGCTAGATAAATGGAAATATGGTAACACCGACTTTGGTAATCCGGCAACTTGGGGACCTAATAAGGTCCTAGTGATTGATTCGTTAGACCAGCAAGCCAAGTGCGGATTTGAATGGCGTGAGCAGTTGGTACTGGGCAAGGCTGGCAAGTATGACAATCGAGCTATCTACTTCGACACTCAAAAGCGTGTCGAACTCCTAGTCAAGAAGATAACTGCGGAGAGTTTCAAGACCAACGTCATCCTTATCACACACATCCACTACACCGAGGACGAAGTAGGCATTCGAAAAGGCTATCCTAAATCCATTGGGCAAGCCTTGTCAACTGTAATAGGTCTCTACTTTAACTCGGTGCTTCTATGTCAAACCAGCGCAGGAGGTAAGAGAACGATCCAGACAGTATCTACACCACAGATAGACCTGAAGAACCCTAAGCCATTTGCAATGTCTCCATCCTACCCCATTGGTACGGGGCTTGCAGAAATCTTTAAGGTTCTTCGTGCACAAAGCGAAGTGAAACCTACACCCACACCTAAAATCCAAACGTTGAGGAGAGTTTAATCATGGCACAGCAGCCAAAGCGTCCAGTACAAGTGGAAGAGCCTGCCAGCTTTGCGGACATTATGGATACTCCGATGTCCCAAATCAAGCCGTTGACACCCATGCCTCCAGGCATCTATCGCCTGATGGTGGTGGGTGATGCGGCTTGGCAGAATGCTAGGACGGGTACTCAGATGACAGTCTACACTTGTCAGTATCTCGCCCCTTTTCGAGATGTTGACATGGATGCTCTCGAACAGGCGCTAACTCTGCCTGATGGCACCGTTCAGGCAATCACTGAGCGGACCATAGCGGCAAGGTTCTTTCATACTCAGGCAGCCTTGCCACGCCTCCATAGATTCCTAAATAATCTCGGCATCCCCGACAGGGATGAAGATGATAATGAGATACCGATCAGGGAGGCGATCAAGCAAGTCGCTGGCCGACAGTTCCTTGGCCAGATTGTTCACGGAACGTCAGACGAAGGCACGGTGTACAATAACTTGGGCACCACCGCCAAAGTCGAATAATGTAATACGCAGCCGCCCACTGTAGTCTCCGTCGGCTGCGTAGGGGACCAGGTTGTCCTGTCGCTCCTGGTCCCCACCCCCTTGAGGTTATCATGAAAATAGCCCTGATAGGAGAGGCATGGGGTGAGTTCGAGGAGAAGATGAGAACTCCATTCATTGGCCCTACTGGTGGTCTCCTGAACAAGATGTTAGCTCAGGCTGGAATACGCAGAGCGGACTGTTTTGTTACGAATGTATTCAATCTCAGGCCTCCGGGGAATAAATTAGCTCATTTATGTGGACCTAAAGAGGAAGGCATCATTGGTTACCCATCTCTAATCCCAAGTGGATATGTCAACGCAAGGTATGGGCGTGAGTTATTGAGATTGCAGGGGGAATTAGAAGAAGTCAAGCCAAACGTTATAGTTGCGTTGGGCAACACCGCAAGTTGGGCCGTCCTTGGTAAGACTTCGATCATGAAAATCCGTGGCGTTATCCAGCCTTCTACTAAATTGGTTAAGGGCATAAAGGTAATGCCAACCTATCATCCAGCCTTCATAATGCGCAGTATGGAACTGATATGGTATTCCATCATGGACCTGCGCAAGGCTAGAAACGAAAGCGAGTACCCTGAAGTACGCAGACCAGAGCGACATATCTGGGTTGAACCAACCATCGAGGACATCTATGAATTCGACAGGCTCTACATACACCAGAGTGAAAGACTTAGTGTGGACATTGAGACAGCTGGAGAGGCTATCACGTGTATCGGATTTGCACCGTCGAAAGGGATTGCTCTTGTTGTTCCATTCTATGACCCAAGAGAACCAGGACGAAATTATTGGCCTGATAGCGCTAGTCACAGACAGGCTTATAACGCTATCGCAGCTATTCTCTCAAGACCAACTCCAGCAAAAACTTTCCAAAACGGACTCTATGACATCTCGTTCCTCTACCGAGCCCTCAGAATAAAGGTGAGAGGAGCAACACACGATACGATGTTACTCCATCACGCACTTCAACCTGAGTCTCTCAAGGGATTAGGTTTCCTTGGGAGCGTGTATACAAGCGAGTCACTCTGGAAGGATATGAGAAAGCGCAAAACGACCATCAAGAGAGAGGATTAACGTGAAAAGGGTATTCCTCGGCGGGAATTCCAAGGGGGTAATATGGGCCATAGTAGACGATGACGATTGGAAGCTGGTGGCCCAATTCAATTGGAGTATCAACACTAACGGCTATGCGCTCACGACCTCTAAGGATTCTAACGGAATGAGGATTAAATATATGCATCATTTGATCTTGGGCATGCCACCTAAAGGCTTAGTAACGCACCACGTTAACGGAAATAAGCTAGATAATAGAAAGGCTAACTTAGAGATAGTCACTAATAGGAAGAATATCATGCTCGGTAAAGCATTCCGTGGAAAGCCTCACAGGGAGGGAAAATGGTTCCGTATAAATCTTTCGTTTCCTACACTTCAGGAAGCTCAAGAGGCAATGAACAGACACTACGAGAAATATCATGCGGATTATCAACACCCAGACGACCGACTTAAAGAGCCTAAGCGGCGTCGATTCTGAGTGGGTGTATAACGGCCTAGACTGTGCCGTGACCGCCGAGGTACTCGATGTACTTCTGCCACAACTCGATACCATAACCCGAGCGACGTACGATTTCTCTCGTGCGCTTCAAGGTCCCGTCTTTGATATGGGATTACGTGGTGTCCTAATCGACAAGGATAGGAGAGATGAAGTAGTGGAGAAATATGGTGATCAACTCGAGAAGCTAGAACACCAACTCGATATGTTGGTTGGTGGTGTCACTGGTATAGTCGGATTTAACTGGCGGTCACCTAAGCAACTCAGCAGCTTATTCTATGATACCTATGGCATTAAAGAGATCAAGAATAGAGACGGCAATCGAACGGTGAACCAAGCTGCTCTGGAGAAACTCAAGGAGTATGAACTCGCCTATCCAATCGTTAAGTATATGGAAAGGATGCGAGAACTTGGCAAACTTATCTCAGTCCTAAAGACGGAGTTGGATCATGATGGAAGAATTCGCACTAGCTACAATATCGCCGGTACTAGCACTGGTCGCTTTAGTTCTAGCTTCTCTGAATTCGGCACCGGTACGAACCTCCAAAACATTGACCCCCTCCTGCGATCAATCTTCATCGCAGACAAAGGAATGAAGCTAGCTAACTTCGATGCAGCACAGGGTGAGTCTCGCATTGTCGGGGCTATTGAATGGAACCTATTCCATGATGGGAAATATCTCGATGCTTGCGAGACTGAAGACGTTCACATGACCGTTGCTAATATGTGTGGTCTTGGTCCTAAAGACCGGCAGGTATGTAAGATCATCGGTCACGGTAGTAACTATGGCGGCAAGCCTGATACCCTGTCTACTCAAGCCGCCAACCATGGCGTTTTTATACTTCCTCCTGCCGTTCAGAAATTTCAGAATAGGTACTTCAGAGTATTTCCGGCACACCGAATGTGGCACGCATGGGTCGAACAGCAAATTCAGCACTATGGCTGGTTAATCAGTTTGACCGGTAGAAAGAGATACTTCTTCGGCCGTCGAGACAACCCAGATACCCTTCGTAAAGCCATCGACTATGATCCTCAAGGTTCGCTCGCCGACATCGTCAACCAGGGAATGCTACGTGTCTGGTCAGCGAATGACTGCCAACTGCTGATGCAAAATCACGATTCGATCTTAGTCCAATATCCCGAGGAGATGGAGGATGAAATCGTACCTAAGGTCCAAGCGCAACTGTTCAACGAAGTCCCGCTCAAATATGGTAGAACTTTGGTAATGCCCTATGACTGCGAAGTCGGATGGAACTGGGGAAAGCATGGCGAAGATAACCCCGATGGCCTCAAGAAGTATCGGCCCGGCGATAAACGGACCAGGACGGCGGAAGTGTGAGTCATGGGTAGAGTCATTTATAGAACACACATCAGGTCTTGAAGCGTCCGAGCTATACCGCAAGTGGGCCGCTATTACCGCCATTGCCGCAACCCTTGAGCAGAAGGTTTGGGTTGATACAGGCTCAGGTTCGCCTCTATATCCAAACCTATATACATTCTTAATCGGTGAGCCTGGCATTGGAAAGTCCCGATCAATAATGGCAGCATCTCGCTTAATCCGAGACGCCTTGCCGGAGGTACATTTTGGCGCAACCTCAATGACACGAGCATCATTGTCAGACCATATGAACGAGGCCAAGCGATTCCTTCCTAACATTCCGTATGCACCAATAGAATACAATTCTCTAGTGATAATGGCTGACGAGTTCTCTGTACTGATGGACCAATACGATACAGCCCTAGTAGCGGCGTTAGTTGAATTCTATGATGTCAATCCTTATAGCGAAGGTCGGCGTGTATCGAACATCAGGATCAAAGTTGCCAAGCCTCAGCTTACAATTCTTACGGGGTCCACTCCATCCAACCTACTTCACACCTTGAAAGATTATGTATGGGATCAAGGTCTCATGTCACGGGTCATAATGGTCTACGCAGAGGATCGTCCGTTGATCGATGCGTTCACTGAACAAAATAAGGGCAAGCCAAAAGAGCTAATATACGATCTTAAGTTGATCAACGCTCTCGTCGGTCAATTTAGCTATACAGAAGAATTCAAGAAAGCGCTGAATGATTGGAGAACCTTAGGTCAAGTTCCTATTCCCGACCATCCTAAGCTTCGTCACTATTGCACTAGACGATTCGCACACCTTCTTAAACTCACGATGGTTTCATGTGTGGATCGTACTAATGATTTAAGACTGACAGTACAGGACTTTAATAGAGCAATGGCTTGGCTGGTTGAAGCGGAACGTGTTATGCCCTCCATTTTCCAGGTCGGTGCTGTTGCTCCGGACAGTAGAGTAATGGATGAGATTCTTTATTTCATCAAGCAACGCAAAGGTGGTGTGCCAGAGCATGTGATTGTCAACTTTGCCAGGCAAAAAGTCTCCTCTTATCAAATCAAATCCGTTTTGGATACAATGCAAGCCTCAAGGATGATTCAGTCTGTTGGCATCGACAAGTTTGGAATGAGAGTATTCATTGTTCCTTAAGCAACCATAGGCTCGGTGTATAACATAACTCTCCAAATGCCATCTGGTATATCCGAGTTGAATACAACCGACCCATCATTGGCAACTCTAGGATGCCCGCCGCCATGAATCCACGTGCAGTCATCGGGCACTGGATCATTCAACATTGTATACTCACCAGTTTCTAGATCATACATGAACGAATTCATGGTGCCAGGCTTTAGCGGCGGATGACCAGGAACATTAGGTGCATTAGTCTCGAACACTATTAGCCTACCATCCGGTGATATATATCCATCTGCGCTTTCACCATAGAATGGCGTGCAATGATAAAGCTTTCCAGAGTCAAGGTCGGATACAAACATCTCACCATTACCTGCGGTAGCGTTCTGAGGGATAACTATCTCCGTAGCTCTAGACTGAAACATAATCCGTCTTGCATTAGCTGAGGCCCTGGGCTGAATACTCTCTCCGGTTGTCAACACAACGCCTTGGTCATTCCTTGAAATCAGTAGGTTCTCCATTGTATCAGGATCGTGTAGGTAGACATGACGGAGCCCATGATTGTTATATCCCGTGTTGGTAGCATCGCTATCGAATACAGTCTTTCTACCGACGATAGCTTGCGTCACCACATTGCCATTGAATATCCCATGGATTCCCCATGATGCAACTCTGAGATAGCCATCTCGGAATCTATAGATAATGGCAGTCTCGCCAGCCATGTTCTTGGTGGGTGTTAAATCAACTGCGTTGGTCAACCATCCAAGCCACAAATCGCCATCAGAATAATCGACCCAAGGGTACCTATTGCTGCCGGTCCTGGTATCAGTTAGCTGAAACTGTTGATTGTTACTGCGATCATAGACAAAAATCTGCCCCATGTTATTTCCGTCTACTACCACAAATGCAACCCAACGCTGGTCACTTGTCATCTTAGGGTCGAAGCAGATTCGTGTTATACCTGGCGTCAACACATTGTTCTGTCCGTTAGCGTATTGCCATATCTGTGGCCCGCCATGAAACACAACCACATCGGCATTGTCTGCTCCTATATCACCACATGCACAGCCTACAGCCCCGGGCGGATAATATAGCGGTGCGGTTATATCTGGACTTATTTGTCTGGCTCTCATTTTATTAACCCTAGCGAACGAAGGACATCGGGATCGACACACTTAGATAGTAGCGCATGAATCTCGGACTGTTGGGCGAATATCTGCTGTAGCTCATAGAACACAATACCCATCAGCCCGAGGTTCATGATGACAAGCGCAAGCACCACTGGATGAGATTTCAGTGCATCAACAATAGCAACTCCAAGTTGGAATGGGCTCATTCTACTGGTGCCGGATAGATGACTTCACAGACATCATCTGTAGTTAAGCTAAGGGCCGAGCATAGCCCAGGCGACAAGTCTGCAACTCGACTAGTACTTCCGTGCGGACCCCAATCCGCTGGCCATGCAAAGAAGCTCTTACCGTTTGCGCTAACCAGCGCTTGATACGACGGCCTAGCCAGATCGGTCTTTGATGTTCCAGGGAAGTTGTAGTCCCATCGGCAGGCAA